GGGGAAAACAGGAAGCTCCGCCAGGCAAGCTACGCAGCAAAGAAATTATGACAGTTTAAAAGGTGTTATATCTAGCATCATAACAACAGACATCCTCGGTCCATCTGGTGTGCGATTGGGACCGAACTCTGTTCAGTCTGTAAACATTTCCGCTGGTGCCGTAACAGCAAGTGAACTGGCAGCAAATATTGTATTAGTAAATAATATTATATCAAGTTCAAATTTTGATGGGACTGTAGCGGCTAATGGTGTTATTACAAGTCAAGGGACATCTGGGTGGGCTATAACTAGTGCTGGCTCTGCTGTCTTCTCAAACACTGCTATTAGAGGTACATTAACTGCTGGTGCTTTGTATATCAATGCAAACAATCAGTGGAATGCTAATGGTACGATAATTGTAGGAAACCCAGGTGATACCACTCCTGGATTCGCCTTTAGCCCGACTACGGGCTTGGCTGTAACAGGAAAAGTAACAGCGACATCGGGAAGAATTGCGTCTTTTGATGTTATAGGCTCTACTTTGTACACTGGAGATTCATTTGTTGGGTGGATATCACTTGGTCCAGTTGATGACGCAGCATATGGTGGAGTTCCTGCTGGAGAAATATTGGTGGCTACCAGAGCCCCTAGTGACAACCATGTTGTTTATGCCAGTATGAGGGGGGAGAAAATTCTCATTCAAGATGACGATGCTCCTACTCGTTTCACTGAAATCACTAGAGATGGCATCACGGCTTCTGGAACAATATCTGCAGATTCTTTCATCGCTCCTTCTGTTGTGTATCCATATTCAGCAAATCAGATTGCATTTTATTGGAGTGGTACTCAAATTTATGCAGTTATTGATGGGCAAACTCAGATATGTTTAACACATTGCGGTTCAGCCCCAGCTCCATCTGTTGAGGCTGTTACCCCAACTGTTGAGACCGTTGATCCAGTCAGCCCAGGTGGGGGGTGCCCAACTTGCCCAACGCATGTGGAGCCATGTTGCGCTCCAGCGCAATGCTGGTATGATGAAGTCAAGCTTGGTCATTTCTGTGCATAATGTTGTGACTGGAATCCAGCCAACTGCTATGGTATGATAAAATAATATTCAGAATGGAGATTCAATAATGAGTGATGCGAATGAAAGAACAGTCTGGGAGCCAAAAGTCCCCACTCTGCCAGAAGGCGGTTTTCAGAGCTGGTTGAATTGGGAAACCAAATTTGGAGAATACGGCGATCCAGGTTATGAAAGAATGACATTTCCAATTACATCCGTCAGTGCTTTCGGCAATAATGACCCTTTTGATTTAATTTGGACACTATACCGAGGTGAAGATGGATTGCTTCTTGCTGTTCATGCATCATATTACGATGCCGAGGGGCTTAGGCACCCTTTTATATTTATAGTACATCCAGACCACAGGGGTAAGGGGATTGCATCAAAAATTGCTCGTGATTTAGAGGATGAATTTATTGCAAACGAAGCTCATAGATATGGGATGTCACCTGCTGAATTTGCTGCACTGTCAAGAGCTGAATTGGCAGCGTTGGTTGTTCCAGATATGTACAAAGATGTAGAAACTAATCCATCTGGAGCTGGTTTTCTTAATAAGCTTGTTGACAAGTTTTACAATGTTGAAAGAGAATCATAACTATGACACCGTATCAAGAATGGAAGAAAAGCCTAGGTGATACTCGCCCTTGGGATGTTGTGAATCCTAATTCAGAAAAAGCTTCTGATGATCTAGCAGCTCAAAGAATTGCTGTATGTCAAACATGCCCAAGTTTATTAAAAATAACTACTCAATGTAAAGAGTGCGGTTGCTTTATGAAACTCAAAACTAAATTGCAAAATGCGACATGTCCACTTGCCAAGTGGTGATATGTCAAAAAAACTTGCCCCTGGGATTCATGTCTATAATTTTCAAGAGATGTCTGATTGCTATGAAGTTATAAATACAAACATCAAAAATTTTTTTGGATATGGGAAAGTTGTTTCTAGCAACAAAAACCCGTATATGGATTTGAATTCAAGAAAAGTGAAAGTTTATCCTATGGGTAAAGCTTCGTCATGTCATGAGGATGACCCAATAAATGTGTTTAAAAGAAATATTGAAAAATCAACTACTGTTGCGATAGAGGATTATAGGGGGATTCACTCCTTAGATAAGCTAGAGAAAAAACATGACTGGGAAATCCTCAAATATGATGCTGGTGATTTTTTTAAAACACATATGGATGACTGTGCGGCTCACTCTAGAACCGTTTCAGCTGTTGTCTATTTCAATGAAGACTACGAAGGGGGAGAAATTGAGTTCCCAAATTTTGATGTATTCTATAAGCCAAAATCTGGCGATGTGTTAGTTTTCCCATCAATTTTCACCTATATTCATAATGTAAGAGAAATAACATCGGGAACAAGATATGCGGCAGTTAACTGGTTTTCTTATGCAAAACGCAGTATTTGAGGTATAATAGGTAAATGGCTTACGAAAATTACTCCTTTGTCTCCTGGACAGACGCAACACCGCTCTCGTCAGACAGGATGGCGCAAATGTCTATGAACATAGAGCAAGTGCGTGATTATAACGACTCAAAACCAGCTGGCATACTTGAATTTGCAGAGCTAACAACAAATAATGTTGTATCAAATGTTGGTAGCAACGCTACTTCAATTATTGCACTTACAAACCCAGCGGGTGGTTCTGATCAAAGAGTAACTATTAATGAAAATCGTTACTATAAAGTAACAGTAGTATTTCCAGGGTTTACTGTATACAGCAAGGGCGCAGAAGATGCCGTGTTGACTCTGCAGGTATGGAAGGATGTGCAGTCAGGGTATGGTGCTACTACGCCTATTCAGGAATGGGTTTTTTCGCAATCTGCGCACATCTTCCATAACACAGCCAGTAATGCAAACATTGCAGCCAGCGGTCAAACATTTAAAGCAGATTACGGCAGATTAGCTGCTGGCACTTATAGCATATTCATGGAAAGCGCTGGTGGATTGAATGCTGAGTCATTCTCTGCATCAGTTAAGAGAACATTCGGCACATCGGGTAGCACCAATGCTCCTCAAATATCGGTTAACCCAACAGCTACGGAGAAGTTGCAATTGATTGTTGAAGATGTTGGCGCAAGCATCTAGTTATGAGAGAGCTGGCATCTAAAAGAAAAGATGTAGAGTGGGCAATTAGAAGCGTTTCTGGTGAACATAACCCTAATTACGGCGGTGGAAAGTATATTGACGATAAGGGGTATATAAGAATTCTTAATCAAGACCATCCATATAATATTAAAGGTTATGTCTACGAGCATAGAACTGTTTTTGAGGCGTATCTGGGTAGACATTTGCAACCTTGGGAGACAGTGCATCACATCAATGAAATAAAAGTTGATAATCGTGTGAGCAATTTGTACTTGTGCACAGTGCCAGAACATAGCGCTGTCCATAGGGAAGGCAAGAAACCAAGTGATAGCCATCGTGAAAAAATGCGTGAGAACATGAATAAGCGCAATCAAGAAACACGAGAAAAAAAGAAGAAACAAACTCTAAGATAAACGATTTTTACACAAATCCCGTCAGATTTGGTGTACAATTAACCTTATGAAAATATGCGAAGCAAAAGGTTGCGACCAAGAGTTTGAACCAAATACAGCAAATCACAAATATGCAGACAAAGACTGTCGTAAGTCAATAGACAGTACTGGCATCTGCAAATATAGACGACAGAAAGGTTTATTTGAAGTGCCAAAAGATCCAATCACTGGTGAACAACCAGTTTCAGACCCAGAGTTGAGAGTTTCATTTACGAGACTTCAGCAGGAATATAACAAGCTAAAGACGAAGAGCGATGATTTGGCTAGTGCAGTTTATCAGGCTGTAAGAGATGACATGGCTGACAATAAGTACAAGCCAGTCCCAAAGCCAGTTCTTAGTAAGAAAAAGAACGGAGAAGAAGTAGCCGTTGCGGTCATTGCCGACTGGCAACTTGCTAAAATCACTCCCGATTACAATTCACAAGTGTGTGAAGAAAGAATCTACAAGTTTGCTGAGAAGATTATCAATCTTACTGAAATCCAAAGACAAGATCACCCAGTTCGTGAGCTTAGAATTTGGGCTCTAGGGGATATTATTGAAGGCGAATTGATCTTCCCAGGTCAATCGTTCCTAGTTGATGGTGGTCTGTACAGACAGATCACAGTTGATGGTCCAAGAATTCTTAAGAACTTTATTAACATCATGCTTGAAAACTTTGAAAAAGTTACATTTGTTGGTGTGATTGGTAATCATGGTTCAATTGGCGGTAGGGCGAGAAGAGATCACGACCCTGAGACCAACGGTGACAGAATGCTTTATCGCATTGCTCAGTTGATGTTTGAAAATGAAAAGAGAATTGAATTTAAGATTCCTGATGGTCGTGGTGAGCGTCATTGGTACGCAATTGACAAGATTGGGAATTACAAAGCAATGCTCTGTCACGGCGATCAATTCGGTAGCTTGTCTTCATTCTACTCTTTCCAAAAGAAAGCGTATGGCTGGAAGATTGGTGCATTGAGTGAGGATTTTGATGATATCTACATTGGTCATTTCCATACACCAACTAAGATGACATTCAATACTGTCCAATTAAGAATCTCTGGTAGCCCCGAATCTGTAAACACATATGCCGCTGAGGTGCTAGCCGCAGTTGGCAGACCGTCACAATCACTTTATTTTGTTCACCCAGAGAAAGGAATGGTAACAGCGGAGTATAACTGCTGGTTAGACTGATATGGCTAAAGCAACAGGGTTCTATTGCAGAAATTGCACTGGAAGAATGTTTACAGGGCAACAGTACTATGCATTTCAAAAGAATTATATTGATTTGACATGTGTAAAATGCTCAACATCAATAGATGTTGAAGTAAGGAAGATAAACAAAATACTTGGTGCTTTAGGTTTTAAAAAGCTGGAGGAACGGTATGAACTTGCAGACCAAAATAGTCATAAATAAGTTTTATAAATATTCAAACACCATTGTTAAGGTTAAGAAAATTACAAAAAATCTTAATAAGATTTTAGTAACTGATTTAACAAGTAAACAAGAAATGGCTATGCCCTTTGAGGGGGCTGAGTTGATTATGCATAGAATTTATACAATTGGCGAGGTCGCAAAGATTGTTGAGAAAAGATCAGATACTATTCGTAAATATGAGAAAAAAGGTCTGATCCCCAGCGGTAAAAAATTTAGTGAATCTTGTGAAAGTTATAAAAATTGGCGGTATTATGATAGAGAGGATGTTTACAACATGGTATCATTCTTTAATAACAGAACACCAGGGAGACCTGTGTCTGATAAGAACATAAATGTACAAGCAAAAGTTATTAGAATATCCGAAAAAATAAAGATAGGAAAAAGGTAATATGACAACACCATTAAACGAAAATCAAGTTGAGCTGTGGGCTTCAGTAGGCATCACAAAGAACTTGGGTAACTACGAATCACTTCGTCTTGACGCTGGCGCAAGAGTAATTGCTTCCAGTATTGATGATGAAAAGTCTTGGAGTAAGTTGTGGGATTCAATTGACTCACAAATTGAAGCGAAGCTCCAAGAGCTTGACGCAGAGAAGTAATTGGTAAATTGGAGAAAAAAAGCACTTTGCGCTGAAGATAATAACAGCATTTATTGGTTTTCGTATAAACACGAAGATGTCCAGTATGCAAAAAACATTTGTCAATCATGTGAGGTCAGAAAAGAATGTCTGATCAATGCATGGGGTGAAGAAGTTATATACGGCGTTAACGGTGGTTACTCCGAATTTGATATACTATTAGCAACTTGGAAGAAAGCTAAAAAAGAAAATGATAGCAACTGGAACAGAACAGATAGAACACTTCAAAAA